TCGGCGGGTGCATCAACCTCGAAACCGTTATCCAGCTTCCACTGGTTCAGCATCTCATTTTCACGCTCGACTTCGCCTGCCAGCTTGCGCCGATCGACATCGGAAACATTCAAATCGCCTTTAGCAACCACGCCACACTTCGCAAACAGCGCCTTCTTCATAGCGCCGAGTACAATGTTGCGTGCGACCAGTTCGAATGAACCATCACCGTTACTCGTCATCTTATCTAGAACTTTATGCATCTTATTTTCTCCGTTACGTTGATTGAGACTTAATTATAAAGACTGCTTATCAGGATGTCTTGTACCAATCCCGAACCAATGCTATAAAAATTTTTCTACAGCATAACGCTCACACTGTGTTCGCTAACAGCAACACCGTTACGTTACACTTCACTCCAGCCTACCGGCAGTACTGAAGGTCGCGTATTCGCTCCCTAAACAACACTGCTCAACTATCATAAGGCGCGATACTCACCAAGTATATTACCTTACCAAGGCTATACTTTACCTATACACTATACAATCTACTATACTACTATACATTACAAGCTGTACTACCACTTACAGAAAGATACACCATTGCTTAGAATGATATAGTATCCACACACTCACACACTACATATGGGCGAGTCGGAGATACAGTAAACAAATCTGTATCCCGACCGGGCTGTCGTGAACTGAGCCTCATACTGAAGAGTCTCAGCCCTTACGGGCTTCCATCCCTCTCGCGGACATCCCTTAGATAACCCTTGGCCTCATGACCCCCGGTGGCCCCCTTTGTTAAAAAAAACATATATATATGTCCATCCCACACAGCGGAGGGTAATTATGGCATCTGATGTATATACATACGTAAACAATTGATTATAAAGAGAAATCATGCCTAAGATAAAGACTAAATCCGGTAAAGTAAAGCATTATGACTACACTAAGTTGGGTTATAAGAAATATACAGCCATGAAAAAGAAACTAAAGAAGAGCAAAAAGCGTGGCTAAGAAGCTAAAAACCCCTAGAAGGAAGTCTGTAACCAAACCAGTTAGAAGGTACGATACTTCGGGTAGGACTATTGGTAGTGGTGCTACTACTCGTAGAACTACGAGAACTCCTAAAGTTACTGGTGTTACTTCGCTTCAACCCAAGAGAAAGGTAGGAAGACCGTCTCAGGGTAAGACTGAACTGGTTACTTCCAAGTCTGGTAAGACCTATAGACGGCCTGTAAGGGCTGCTACGACAAGCCAGACAAGTAGTAAGGTATCCCCAAGGAATGTCTACACAAGGGGCAGGAGTCCAGCTATCGCAGGTACTGGAACTCAGCGTGTAACTACCAACAGGGGCGGTGGTTTCAGGGGTGGTTTTGCAGGTAGTTCTACGAAAGGCGGTGCTGTCAAACAATCCACTAAAGCTGAAATAAAAGCCATGCAGAGACAGATGGATCGTGAACGTAACATGAACAGGGTAGAAGCACAAACGAAGGCTGACATGGACGCATTCGATAAAAGGTTCAGGGCATTGAAAAGGAAACTCTCTGGCATACAGGGTAATCCCGGACTACGTGGTATCTTTATGGGCGGTGGCGGCAGCGGTAAACGGTAATGCCTTTCCATACGAGGAAATGGGATTTCCTGAGAGGGATTTTTGATGACCTATCCGATGTAGCGCATGAGTCTGCTGATTGGGTAGAGCGTTATCCTTACGAGTATTGGAGACAACTTCAAACAATACCTTCCTACCTAAGGGTAGGTCCCACGGGTCCGTACTTCCATCCGCAAGTTATAGGTGCTGTGAATCCCCTTTCTCCGTTAGTAGGTAGTCTGACTGATACTGCTGGAGAAGAGGCTGCTGCCTTGGTGAACCGGAACATACATCCTGATTACCAGATTGATCCCAAGGATATGTCTAATATAATCAGGGGTGTTACTTCTGTTGCTCCGGGGTTGCGGACATCTATACCAAACTTCTATAACAGCGCAAGAAGTTTCTTTAACAAGATAAAACGATCTACACCAAAGCATATACAAGAGTTAGCCCAGCTACCACAGAATAAAAAGTTACTTAATGATCTGAAAGAATCAGGGGCATGGGAAAAGATCATAGCACTTCCTCCTAATGAATCCATAAATACTGCCGATCTACCTTATTATCCTCCTGAAATGATCTTTGATGTTCAGTCTACTGACCCGGCAGAGTACGGACCAAGGGTAGAAACAGAGTCATATCTTAGTGAGATAGCTGATGCTGACTTGCAGACCGAAGCAGAATCTGAGGAGTTGCATCATCAAGCTGATGAATTATATACGAGTATATTTGGCGATAAGGTGCTTGGCTCCACTCAGGTACCCGATCCTGAGCAGCGCACACCATTTTTTTGGAAGGCAGGTATAACCCGGTCTGATTATAGTTCATCCATACCTACCCCGTCAGGTACTGGCTGGCCAAACTTTAAGCAGCTTTATGGTGGCACTGATATGCCAGCGTACTCAGAATTTTTAGAAGATCGTGGCATTAGTACGGAGGATGTGTATCAGGCGGTAAAAAACAGGATGGAGGATGAACCTTACGATAACCTGAAGCGGGATTTTGCACAAGAAGTTTTGAACGATATGGGCAACGAAGGATGGATGGATCATGTCGCGGTAAAACTAGGTATCGGACCTGACAGACATTCTATTAATTTTGAAGACCCGTTCGATGACAAAGGGTTTTTTGGCATTCCCGTACCAAAAAGTTTATACTTCAACCGGAAAGTAAAGTATCTGTATGATCGTGTAAGGGATCGGGGTATTGATCCAGAAGGGAAGTCTGTGATAGACCTAATCAATCTGGAAGCTACTACAACAGTTCCTCTGGAAGAGCGTTACTTAGGCTCTGATCTACAGACACGTACATTGACTGATACAGCAAGAGGGTATCTGGAACTGTACTCTGGGGATGTCCAGAAAGCCTATGATGCCGCTAGAGATGATTTTTTAAGAGTACAGGAGATGGGGAGTGGGGCAGATGATCCTGAGAACATTCTTTATGCCCATGCTAAAGTTACGCAGCAACTTGGTGAGATGTTGGAATCAGGTACTACCCATGTACCGAAAGAAGCAAGGCATATACCTAGTCAAGATGTTACTACGGGCGGTCCTCTTACATCTGGGGAAGCAAATTACAGGGAACTGGTAGTAAAGTATCAGTATCCATCAGAGAGTGATCGCAGTAAACTAGGTATTGGTGAAGTAGATGAGGATGCTCACTTTGGACCGGGTACTATCGGATGGGCTAGAACTACCGATAAGTATATCAGCAGTGCGGATGATCGTAATATGCCGGAAGACTTATGGATGAAGGCTCAATCCGAAGGTTATAGAAATGGTATAGCCACAAGCCATCTGGACGAGATACAGTCAGAACATATGAGAGCTGCCGGTATTCGTAAGAATAATGTAGATCGTCAGGTTCTTGGCGACCTATTAAAGAACTATGACATCTATCTTTGGACAGATTTTGCTGGCGATATTCTCCCAGAAATAGCTGAGATAAGGGTAAAGCCCGGTTTTCATAGGCCAGCTTTCTATGCGAAACAAAAAGGTGAAATCTTTGACCTACCTGAAGAACTAGGCGGGACTGTAACGGATGTTGATGGAACGCTGTGGGTCCGTTATAACAATCCTTCATTCGATGCTCCGCTAGATGAAATTCGAGATAATTTTACAGTACAGGTAACAGAGCAAATGGTGTATGAAGCTACCATGATCAATCGTGATTCGAGTGTATCTATAGCTGGTGCTGATGATCATTTTGTCTATGCTTCTAACAAAGTTACTGATGCTATAAAGAAGGCTACAAAGAATTCTGATCTTCTTGATGTTATAAGGGAACGTCAGAAAATAGCAAGGGAAAAATATCCCTTGGAGTATGCTTACAGGGAGTTGGGGGTAGACTACGATACTCCTGCAATGCGTAGATTCACGGAGACGGGTATGAAGGAGCCAGTCTTAGAGAACGCACCTTATAAAACAGAATGGCTGAATATTGCAGTAAAGAATTTTCTTTGGGATGCTGCTATGAAAGGCAATGACTACATCAGTTGGTCTTCTCCAGAATTTCTGAAGGATCGTTGGAGCGGGGATACTGCTTCAAAAGAAGGTGGTTTATTCGATGTTGTTTACGGAACCCAGATAGAAAAACTAATACGAAAAGAACTAAGGAGCCTGTCTGTAGAAAGGGAAGGAGTCCCTGTTCGACTCAGAACGTACAAGGGTAAGGATAATTACATTATAGAGTTCCCTAAAGATATAAGGGACGCACTAATAGAAAAAGGACAAGACCCTGAGAAAGGATTTGAACTAAGCAAGTTGCGTAAGAAACTAGAAGAGGCATATGCATAGGAGAAAACAATAATGTGGGAATGGCTAGTAAACTACGGTGGTTTCTTAGGATTGCCTTCTATGAAGGATATTTCTACGATACCCGGTAGATTTAATCAATGGCGTAGAGAGGGGCAACGGGAACATACCTCGTATGGTGGCCCTCCTGAACCGTATTCGCCTATGGGAAGGCGTGAAGGATTACTCCCACCTATGCAAACTGGCTTCATAGCTGAAGTGCCTACACCAGAAGAATACAGGCGTAGACGCAGATGATAACTCCACAACAGCAGAAGTTTATTGACTACTTCGTTTTAACTGGTAATGCGTCACAATCTGCCGTAGATGCTGGTTACTCAGAGAAGACAGCC